CTCCAGGTCTGCCGGACACATGTAAACGGGCGATTTGCCGTCTACTGTGTCGACTCGTCTGAAAAACCTTTTCAAGAAAGAAACTTCAGTTATCGATTTGTACGGTCGGGAATCATCACTCTTGTCGGCGGGGGTGTAATCCATACCGAATTGTTTCATGACAGCAGTTATGGTGTTCATGTTAAACCACTCAATGATGTCGGGGCTTACGGAGTAAACATTGTCGTCTCCATATGCCACCAACTTCACCTTCTGGTTAAACATCGCCATACTATCACCAGCATATCCGTGAAGACGTGCTAGCAACAAGTACGCGCACCTAAAAATGATATTTACATAGAGGCTATTCACCTCAGCTGTTGCCACGAAACCACTCGGTAATGAATGGGTGCATTGATAGACTCGATTCCTACACAATCGCACAGCGTAAACGACATGGTACCACAAATTCCTGCGAATCGTGGTATTTCCGTCGTTGTACTGCGCGTCTAAGATTTCAAAAATCTTCCACATAATCTTATCTATCAATGAACCGTCGAAAAGTCGAAAGTCGCCATCTAATACAAGGGGAGAGTTTGACAATAAATATTTGGCAAGGAAATCCCATTCCCTGCTCCAAACATTCATGCCTACTGCGATCCCGTTGAATAGACGGCCAATCCTCAAATTGATGAGGGCAGTCATGAAAAACATCCTAAACGCAATGTTAAAATGCATGGGGCCATTGGAAATGACCCGAGTCTTGCCTGCCTTCACCTTCTCCTCCGTTCGTCGTTCGTCTTTGAGAGTGTCGACCCAAATTACCTCGAAAGGTTCATTGTTTCGACACTTGTCAATCAACTCCATGGTGTCGTGTCTCAGGGCCTTCGCTTCATCTGATTCGAAATCGTAATCGTCACGGCCCATCCATTTCGTCTTTCCGCGGTGTCCGTGCTTATGGGTCTCAGTCATATAAGGGTATCCCGGTGATGTAGTTCTATTAATTGGTTGAAAGAACTCATCACCTGGGACGCCCATTATAGCCTCCTCATAATGCAGAACGCGGTTGGCAACATGTCCAGGTTGCTTCTGGGAGATGTTAATGAAAACATCTCTGGTCGCTTGCTCGAGAACATCTTCGGGTACTAACCCGCAGGGAATCCCGGCTTTCTTCGCTCCTTCAATCAAGGGGTCGTGCATCTTTCCGTCTATCATGGTTGGTCGTAACATCGCAGGTTTCGTAGTCGCTGGCGATATTTTACCATGTAGCTTGCTGGGGCCAATCACTGTCTTCGTGCTCTGCGTGACAGGCGTCTTGATGGTTCCAAGATGTATGAAACCTGCGTCAATGGGGTCTCCTTCTCCTTCTAAGACAGAATCCAACGCTAAGCCAATCTGAGCTAGCTTAGGCATGTGCTCCAAGGCTGTTTGTATAGTTTCCAAACTAACAACCTGAGCGTAATTCCATCCGCTGACCGTACCGCTGACATGAATGCCAACGATCCTTCCACGTATAGCATCGGTGTTAAGCGACGCTATCTTTCCGCAGTCTCCAAACTTCGTTGGGATCTGGTATTGACAAATTGATGTCGATACCACATCGCGCTTCGTCTTCACATCCATCACGTAATCCACGTGACTGTTCAACAACAGTTTGCATTCTCCAGAAACTCTAGAGAATGAAACTCCATGCGGTCCTCGATCAATGCCAGAGAGCGTCGCTACGACGCTACGATCTGACATCTTCGCCAGTTCAGCTTCTGTCGCGAAGTGCTTCGTGATGTCCTTTCCTCTCATGAACTCGGCAATCACACAAAACACCACATCCATTCCTCCTGCTTCATCTTCAGAAATGGCATGTTCAAGCTGAACCACGTTGGTAAAGAGATTACGATAATCTCTTGTGATCATCACTTTGTCATTGTCGGTATGCCGGAACACTATCCGGTTGGGGGGGTCATCCTTCATGTGCAATTGGAAATGCGCTGGCATCATGAACACGTTTCCGACAATCTGGGTAACACAACCCATGTCGATCTCTCGCGCACTCGTCGTTCCAACTGCATCATACTCCGCAGTAATGAGATACTGCTGTCGTCTCACCAAATCAATTACGTCCAATTGATTGATGCTCTGTCCAAGCTCCGCTCCGCCTTTCACAACACGCGCTCTAGATATGGCTTTAACACCGGGTCTAGAACGCGGTTGCAAAACACGTGGGTCACTTTCAGCAACATTCTCATTCTGCTTCGTGTTTCTCATCGCAATCAATGCTGGCAACGCTACTATAAGTAGTGCCAGCAACTTGTTCTCCTTCGCAAAGGAAAACACTCCGTTCAGGAATCCCTGCACGTAACCTTTGACAGTCACGTACACGCTCCTCACAATCTCGGGCAACTTCTCAAATGTATCATCACACACAGTCTTACACATTTTCAAAGTCGCACTCACCTTAGACTTAAAGCCATCCTTCTCTCGCAAGAATGCAATGAGCAATAGTCTAAACACGTCATCGTCCATGAACTGGGGCTTGTAGTCAACAAGATTGAACTTATAAGGATCGCCACTCATCTCCGATTTTTCATACGAAGCATAAATGACATATCGATTATAAGTCTCATCTGCAGGGTCAATAGGGTTCTTCTTCAACTCAATAACCCAATCCAGGAACTCGCCCAAGTTATACTTGGGGGCTACCACTGGATCGGATCCTGCTTGCGCATAGACTCTCATGATGTCCTCATTGCCTATCTGGGCAACGCCTTTCTTCGTACACAGCTCGTCGGCGTACTTATCAAGCCATCCGTCCAAAGCGTTTCCATCCTGCATGCGGTTCGCCAAATCGTCTTCCAACGCCTTGATGAACTGCTCCCATTCGTACACAACGCCTGTTTCAGCGTTCCTACTAAGTCTTGCTCTGGCATCAAACTTCTTGAACATGTAGATGTTCGGGTTGATCTCCGCTCCGGGCTTCGCTGCTCTCGCTTTCTCAATGTCAAGTCTAGTCCTCTTCTTTCCGTCCGGACCAACCTCTTCAATCTTGAATTCATCTTTCAACTCTATAATCCAAGATTGAGTAAATCGGTTCCAAACAGCGTCATCATACGTTAGAGACTCAACTTTAAGAAAGCGGTTGTTCGTGCTACACATTACCACGCCAGAAGTAAATCTGGCGGAGCTCTTCTCACTGATGTCAGCCATGTGCAATGGGAAAGGAAAAGGGCCAATAGATCGAATGATCTCCATGAACTCCAGGTTCGGATTTCCCACGGCGTCTTTCTGCTGTCCGAAGTCGTCAAACACGCACACAAACTGTCCATTGTATGCATCCCAAAACTCTTGGGAGGTGTTTCTCATGTAGATCTGGTTCTTCAAGTCCTTAATACCTGCTACCGCGCATAAATGCGTGGCAATCAGATATTGCAATCTCGACTTACCAATCTGTGACTCACCTACTAACCACAACCCAAGGGGGGTTGTGCGTACACTCTTAACTTCGGGGAAGTTCGTCTCTACGTGTGTCTTCAACTTTGAGGCCATCACTAAGCATCGCTGCATAGCTGACCTGTACTCGGGCGTCAATGCAGGCTGGTATTTCAACATCAGTTTGTGTCCAATCTGGTACAAACTGGTAATGAAAAACCTACCATCTCGCGTCTTCATCATCTCGTCACACGCACTCTTGTAAGAGTATGTTTCCACACTCTCCATCCACTTTCCTATCTCAGGAATTGCGCTCGTCAACAAGTCACGGTCGTAACCCAAGACTTCAACCTGGAACTTGCTCCACAGAGGGTTCACTATCGTTTGGATATATTTGGTAATATCTCCAAGCGCAGAACACGCTCTGGGAAAAGATGCAATCTTTCTCATCCAAGATTCCGGGGAGTTGTCTCGACCCGGAATCTTTCCAACACCGTATGCTACCAGTCCTGATAGCACAATGGACACACCCAAAGGGATGTATCTCAACACACTCTCAGTCGCATCGGCAACTTTCGG